GCAAACGGAGTCACAGGGCAGGACATCCAGAAAACCAAGGAAGACTCGATTAAACTGAAAAGAACCGCCCCCGAAATCCTACGGGAATACGAATACCAAGAAATCTATTTCAATTGGGACGTGGATAACGATGGGTACGACGAACCAACGGTGCTTACGTTCCACCTTCCTTCCCGAACCGTACTTCGATGGATGTATCTCCCATATGCTCACGGAAAAAGACCGTTCATCTCGAACTGCTACCAGGAACGAGTTGGGTCCATCCACGGAAAAGGTATTTGCGAACAATCGGAACACCTCCAGTCCGGTATCAACACAACCGTCAATCAAGCGGTTGACAATATGACTGTCGCAAACGCGAAATGCTTCAAGGGCCGTAAATCGGCGCGAAAAGACGTGGGTAAACCGTATCCCGGTAAAATCTTCTGGCTGGACGACCCAACCGACTTGGTGGAATTTCAACTTGGCGAAGTCCACGAAAGCAACTTCATGCTACATAACATCCTGAAAGATTACCACGAACGAAGAACCAAGGTCACAGACTATACGCTCGGCAAGGAAAGTAGCATTATGAAATCTCGTGCAACCGCGACTTCAACCCTTGCCCTTTTGCAGGAATCGGGTCGCCACTTCGATCTGGTCATCAACAACACCCGACAAGCTCTGACCGAATTGGCGTATATGGTGATTGAACTCTATGCTCAATATCGGCCCGAAAAAACTTACCTCGTTGACGGGGAAACCACGGTTCGGAAAGGGTTCCTGGGAATTGGAAAACGAGAAGAAACCAAACACCTGGAACTCTCACTTCCGTCCGGCAGTTACCGGGAAGAATACGACTTCTCGTGCGCGGCAACCAGCCTCGCGGTCAATAAGGAAATTGCCAAACAAACCAATCTCCTGATGATGCAACAACTCTCTGGAACGTTCCAGCAAATGATTCAACTTCTGATGGTCTGCTTCAACCCGAAAATGCAGGTTCCAGAAGAAATCAAACAATTCATCTACGGAGTACTTCGATCCTATTACGCTATGGCCGAAGACCTCGTGAGAGGATTTGAAAAGTCGGATGTTGATACATACCTTCCGGAACTCCCGGAATTGGTTATGGCCTCCTACGGACAATCAGCAACACCGGCCCCACAAGGAATAGAACAAATTATGGCGGAGGTGATGGGTGGACAAGGACAAGGAACAACTCCAACAATGGCGGGAACTAATCCGATGCCAGGGATGGGATTCGCTCCTGCTCCTGGCGCAGGAACAGAAGAACAAGGCGGTGGCAGAACTGGTTAAAGCGTCCCGACAAGGAATCAACGAACCGCCCGCATATTGGGCGGGATTCTATGAGGGAATTGCCAAAATCATTGGCTTACCCTTGGAAGAAATAGAAACGTTGGAAGAATTGACCGAAAAGGAGGATTGAAATGGAAGACACCGCGAAGGTAGAGCAAACCGGAGCAGATGGATCGGCCCCTGCCCCGGCCTCAACAACCGATACCAAGGGTCAAGAACTCATTCTTGGTCGATTCAAGACGCAAGATGATTTGACCCACGCCTACCGCGAACTGGAAACGAAGTTCACGCAGACTGCACAAGCTAAATCTGCCGCTGAACGACAAGTACAGGAACTTGCGACCAGGCTTAACACGCCACCCCCCGCCCCACCGGAAAAGGAAAAGGATTACAACCAGTTGTTTTGGGAAAATCCCGCCGAAGTCATCCGGGAACTATCGGGGAAAGCGGCACAAGAAGCCGCTGAAAGGGTCAGAACAGAATCAAGATGGGAATCGCAGAAAGACAAGTTGAGAACAGACCCGGAATTTGCCGCTTTGGAACCACAAATTGACGCGATCACCACACAATATCCCGATCTGAAAAATCGGCCCGGAGTCATGCAAGACCTCATGAAAATGGTCAAAGGACTGACCTACGATGAGGAACGGGCCAAACGAGAAATGCGGGAACGGATCGTCGCGGAAATGAATGGCAAGGTTGCAGGGTCTGTCGAAGCGGGGAATCCAGCCCGGTTACCGGGGACGGAATCGCCTATCACTCTCTCGGACGAGGAAAAGATGGTGGCGAGAAAGTTCAACCCGGAATTCGGGGAATCGGAAGCCTACGCGAAGTACATAGAACGTAAACGGAAATGGGGTGTGTGATGAGCGAATTCACCGAAAGAATCACCGCAGAACGAGAACGAGCAGGGGCAGAAAAGAAAAAGGTGGGAAGACCCCGGAAAAACCCCGTCATTGTCAACGGAATCGTGCAGGAAGACCCTCATGCCCTTGAGGTTCCCGACGATACCACCGTGACAATGGGAGGCCCGGTACTTCGCCCTACCTTGGCTAATCCAATGGCAGACCCGTTTCGGGATTACAAAACGGAACAGGAAAAGTACCACTATCGCGCCCTCAACGAAAGGGCGCACAACATGAGAGTTAGAATTGCCGAAGGATACTCTGTTGTTCCGGAAGCACCTAAATTCGGGGATCTCGTTCTCGCCAGAATGCCCAAGTCCGTCAATGAATCGAAGAAGAAAGCTCTTGCCCAAAAAAATGTTTCCCAACGAAGTGCCGCGAAAAACTCGTTTGTTTCGGAAGCAGAACGGGTGGGAGTCAAAACGTTTGACGAAAAGTAGTTGTGACAGGAGGAAACAGCCATGAGCAGACTTAATTCTGCCGGTTCCTCCGTAACAGACCTTGTCGGAGTCATCCCCATTATGAATATGGATGGGGGACAGCCACCGGTGTATTTCTTCCCCGAACTGTCGGGAACCCAAGCGTTTAAGGCGGGCGAAATGGTCTGCCTATCGGGAACCGCAGCCAGGGGAACCGCTGGGGCTATCGGACTCACAAGGGCTGGAACGGATGCGTCCGGATTCGGTATTATCGGCTTTGCAGCCGATAAAGCTTCGGGAACTACTTCCGCTGCAAAGGGAGTGTTTGTCGCCCTTCCGGGAATCGTCTTCATCGCCAATGTGGGCCATTCGACGACTTCCGCTAACGCGCAGACCGCCGCGACGGACCTCGGGCAGCTTTATGGCCTGACTTCCCTCTCCGGTAGAACCTACGTGGACAAACTGAAGACCTCGATCTCTACAGTCATGTGCCGCATTCTCAAACTCTGCGATGAGGATGCGACCCCTTCATTCTACGGGAAAGTCCAGTTCCAAGTTCTTTCCCCCAAGTGCCAGCTTGTCAACCATATTGCGGTTGACACTAGCTCGCCACTTGCGAACTCGGTGTAAAGGAGGTTAAAATGCCTAGTCGAAGCTCTGGATTTTCCAACCTCCTTAAACCGGAACTGCACGAAATCTTCTTCACCAAGTATTCGCAGTATCCCGACGAGTATACACAGCTTTTCGATGTGCTCTCGTCTACTCGCGCATACGAAGAAGACGGTGAAGTCACCGGCCTTGGGAAACTGGTTTCCAAGGGTGAGGGCTCTTCAATCACCTACGACGACCCCATTCAGGGGGAACTCAAGAAGTACACCCACTCGTCTTTCGGACTCGGGTTTCGAGTAACCCACGAACTGTATGAGGACGATCAGTACGGAGTTATCAAGAGAATGCCAAGTGCCCTGGCTCGGTCTGCACACCAGACCGTAGAAACCGAAGCTTGGTCAATTCTTAATAACGCCTTTTCGACCTCCTACCTCGGACTCGATAACCAGTCCCTTTGCTCTACGTCTCACCCGAACGTAGGAGTTGGGGCAGGCAGTGGACCCTACTCGAACCGGCTCGCTACCGATTCGGACCTCTCCATCACCTCCCTTCAAGCTGCCATCGAACTGATGGAAACCACCACGGACGACCGCGACCTCAATTTGATGATTAAGCCGAAAACGCTGGTTATCCCGGTGCAGTTGAAGTGGATGGCAAGAGAACTCCTGAATTCGGAGTATAAGCCGGGAACGGCGAACAACGAAATCAACGCACTGGCAGATGAGGAACTCAAGTATATGGTCGGCCACTACCTGACCGATTCGGACGCTTGGTTCCTCACTTCTTCCAAGGAAGAGCATTATCTTCGGTTCTTCTGGCGGGAGAAAGTCAAGTTTGAGAACGATGATGACTTTAATATGCCCTCCCCCAGTAGGGCCACAGAGTCCGCTTATGTTAACTGACGTGCAATCCGCCTATCTCGCAGGTTTTTTCGATGGAGAAGGAACCCTTGGTGTTTATAAGGTTTCCGACCCACGCAGAAAGACCGGTGGCTTTTACTATCGGGTCAATATGAAGATAGTCAATACCCATAAAGGCGTTATTTTTGGTCTTTGCGAGAAATATGGTGGAAGCACGGTGGTTTATCATCCCCGTCAAGGACAAGCACAAACCGCTTATACTTGGAGTGTGAACAAGGCTGATTTGCAACTCGAAATTCTTCTTGATATTTTTCCCTACCTTATTGTCAAAAAGGAACAAGCCGAAATTGTTATTGAATTTTTAAGAGTAATGAAAGAAACCCGATGGCAAGGGCAAGGGGGAAAGCAAAGAACTGGGTTGGCAATTCAGAAATATGAGCGGTTGAATGACTTGTATATCAGAACGAAAGAACTGAACGGGAGATGGCATAGCGAAAAAATATCGGGTGAATTCGGTGAAACCCCTAACGTAAAGACGAGGGCAATACCGAGCCAAGCCAGCGAGGGCAAAGGTCCGCTGGAAGGTGTAACGACTATCGAGGTGAGTCCCAACAATAATCCTCGGCAAGAGTACCCGACCCGTGAGGGAAGAGATAGTCTGCTCTCGTAGGAAACTACGAGAAGCACAGTTTAAACGGCTGTGCGATAACAAAAGGTGATACTGGCGACGCCAAGTTCAAGGCGTTCATGCGGTTCTCGGCGGGTTTCTCCGGGTGGCGCGGAATCATCGGAACCCCCGGCGCGTAAAAGTTTCTAGGGAACGGCCTTGCCTGAAAAGGTGGGGCATTCGGCCTTGGGGCCGTTCCCTAGATTTTGAAAGGAGCACCCAACATGGGAATCACTCATTTCGACGCAATCTCCGTTATGAGCGGATTGTATTTCGGGGCTAAAAATTCCGAACACCTCGCCTATGGAGGAGGCAAGGTTTCCTTTTCGGGATGGTTCAAGTCCTTTGATTCTGGTCTTGGAACCATCGTAGCGGCACAGGCAACAGTCTATGTTCCTGCCGCTGGTTTGTCGGTCCAGCAATCAGGGGCTGTCAACACTGTTCATATTAGTTGGTCAGGAGGTATCATTGACATCAATGCTCTCTGCGCCGTGTCTGGTGGTGCGGGTCATGGATGCCTGACTTCTTCCGGCACTTCCGGCATTATTTCGTGGTTTGCAATCGGAACCTAAACAAAAGGAGGATGGGAAATGGGTATAGGATCGTGGGAAGGAGGGGAAAAACCCAAGGAACTAATTGTCATCGCCATACCCCATACGGGATGGGTGACAACCGATTGGGCAATCCACTGGAAGATACTGCAACCACCGTGCGCCTTTACGGTGATCTCTAACCGGGGTCTTCCGATTGACAGGGCAAGAGAGGATTTGGTGCATCAGGCCGAAACAATGGGAGCTTCGCATATCTTCTTTCTGGATAGTGATGTCATTGTTCCCCCTGACGGCCTGATGCGCCTGTTTTCTCACCGCCTCCCAATTGTTGCCGGAGTTTACGGAAGTAAGCAGGAATGCGTCGGAGTTTGGGTTGAACAATCCAAGTCGGGAGAAGCGCGATATGCCGCATTGGACCCTAAAACGCTCGAAGCCGGAAACCTCATAACTCATCCCGGTATTGTGGCCGGGGCAGGATGCCTGCTGGTTGACATGACCGTGTTCAAGAGGCTGAAAGAGCCTTGGTTCATGTGGACCCAAGGAAGAGAAAAAGGTGGGTGCAGCGAGGATTTCTATTTCTTCGAGAAATGCCGTGAAATGGGAATACCGATTCATATCGACGGAAACGTAAAATGCAGGCATATCGACGCTTGCGCAATTGCTTGGGACGGAAAAAGGGAGAAGTTGAGGACATAAAGGAGAATATCATGCCATTCATCACTCCAAGGGGCAACCAGAACGGGAAAAGAGCCGATAACGATTTGATGAAAGAGACTCAAATATCGGCGGTAACCGGAACTGATCGAGTCAACCTCCTCCCCCCAGGAGATATTACTTCGGTCGGGAAAAAGATTCAAAGCAGAAAAATGCGGATGGAAGCGCAGTTGAAGGAAATCTAATGGACCCTTCAATCTGCCTGATTTCCCTGCCGTCCCCGTTTCTCATCGAGGACAAGGTCAACCCTCCCCTTGGGTTGCTTTACGTGGCTGCGGCACTTAAAACGCAGAAACGGGAACAGGTGACCGTCTACGACGGCCCGATAGACTCGATTCCGCAGGGATTCGATGTTTACGCCATTTCTTCGACAACCCCGCAATTCCCGATGGCAAAAACCGTCAAAGATATGCTCAAAAAGAGCAACCCGAAATGCCGCGTTATGATTGGAGGACCACACGCCACGGTAGACCATGAATCCTGCATCTACTCCGGATTCGATAGCACCGTTATGGGAGAAGGAGAACTTGGGGCCGGTATCGCCATCGACAATATGACGAAAATTGTTTGGGGTCCACCGCCTCCCCCTATTCTTCCAGATCGTGACGCAATCGACTTGTCGTCCTACAAATTCAAGGTCAACGGTATCCCGGCAACAACCATGATGACATCCCGTGGTTGCCCATACCAGTGCGGATTTTGTTGCAAGACCAGCGGGAAGGTATCTCTCTATCCCGCCGATTTTGTTAACAAGGAAATCGAACTTCTGCATAATTGTTATGGGTTCAATGCCTTGATGTTCTTTGACGACATTTTCATCATGGACAAGAACCGGGCTACTTCAATTCTCCCTACCCTGCAAAAGTTTGGGATAACATGGCGAGGATTTGCCAGGGCCGATCTGGTAGTCAAGCACGGGATTGAACTTGCCAAGATGATGAAGGACTCGGGATGCTACGAAATCGGAGTGGGAATCGAATCCGGATGCGATACCATCTTACAAACCATTAACAAGGGAGAGAACTCCGAAACCATCTTGAATGGTATCTCCATACTCAAAGAAGCAGGTATCCGTGTCAAAGGTTTCTTCATCGTGGGATTGCCGGGGGAAAACGAAAAGTCCTTGCGCGACACGGAACAGTTCGTAGCCAAATCGGGTTTGGACGATATTGACATTTCCTTGTTCCAGCCTTACCGGGGTTCCCCCATATTCAGGAACAGGCAGAACTACGATATCGAGTGGGATCACCTTGACCTGGAAGCATCGTGGTTCAAAGGAACCCCCGGTAAATATCGAAGTCAGGTAAGAACAAAGGCGTTTTCTCCCGAAGTCTTGGTGGAAGCTCGGGATATGTTGGAACGCAAATTCAAGCGGTGGGATTGAAGGAGGGAAACCATGTCAAGAAGGATTGCATTGCAGAAATCGTTTGCACAAGGGAAGGTGGTCAACTTGGGGTGCGGGGAAAATCCCTGCGACTTTGGGCTGGATTGCATCCACGTTGATCTGGATGTCTACAACTACCCGAATTTCGTCCAAGCGGATTTGCATAAACTTCCGTTTGGAGACAAGGAATTTGATACCGCTGTCATGGGGGATGTTTTGGAACATTGCTACGACCCTGTTCAAGCACTTCGGGAGGCCGGTCGAGTGGCAAAACGAGTGGTTGCCACCATCTTCGAAGAATGGCGTGTCGAAGGAAAACCGGAAGAACAGGCAGACAAGCAACTTGCAGACTTGAAAACAATGGGATTCAATGCCCTTGACGAATATTTCAAATCTCTCCCTTCCCATGCGGGAAAGATTGTTTCCGTTACAGAAGATAAGGGAATTTCTCATCATCCCCACCTGTGGAACTTCAAGGACGAGGATATTATAAGAATGGCGGGGGAAGCGGGTTTGGAGATTATCATCCTGCACAAGTATCAGGAAGGTGTTCACGAAGGGAGACCCTTCTTTAATTGGCTCCTGGTGGCACAATGAGAATCCTCGGGCTGTATTGCGGACATGATTCGTCGGCGGCTGTTGTCGAAGACGGCAAGGTGCTTGTCGCACTTGAAGAAGAACGGTTGACAGGAATCAAAAAAATTCAGGGATTTCCGGCTCGCTCTCTTCTCTATATTTGTGAATTACTGAAATGCGGTACAAACGATTTCGACAAGGTGATGATTGCCACCCCTTGCACTCATTGGGGTAGACCCCACAGTGAGGAAATGGGATACCACAAACTCTACCCGAATGCGGAACTTGTTCCTCATCACAAAGCCCATGCCGCAATTGCTTATTCATGGTCAGGATGGGATGATTGCACAGTGCTGACGGCAGACGGTGGGGGAGACGAATTCTTTGCAAGTGTCAACGAATGCAAAGACGGAAAGATGAAAAGACTTGGAAGTTCAAGAATCGACGAATTTGAAGCAATTGGAATGCTCTATTACCACGTTACGGAAGCATTGGGATTCACCCCGAACCGGCATGAAGGCAAGGTCATGGGCCTTGCGGCACGAGGAAAAGATCAAGGGATTCTTTCAGGTCTGTTTTGGTCGGAAGGGACACAGTTCAAGGCAATCGGGGGACGAAAGGATAACATCGTCCAAAATCGGATGGAAGAACATTCCGGGAAGTTTAAAAGAGAAAACTGGTCGGCAACAGTGCAAGCCGAATTTGAGCGAATTATGCTCAAATGGGTTGAGGACAACTATACCGGGAAACCACTTGCCGTGTCGGGAGGATGTTTCGCCAATGTTCTGCTGAACATGAAAATCGCGGAAAAGGTCCAGAACCTGTATGTCGTTCCCCCCATGCTGGACAACGGTCTATCTGTCGGAGCGGCGTTGTGCGGATTCGACAAAATACCAGTTCAAGCACAAATAGATGTCTATTTCGGGGTTGAAAACACTCCGAGAGAAAAGAACATCTATCCCGCTTCCGTGGTTGCGCAAATGATCCGGGGGGGACTAATTGTTGGACTGATGCAGGGGAGAATGGAATATGGGCCAAGAGCGTTGGGGAATCGGTCCATTCTGGCAGACCCAAGAAACCCGGCAATCAACGACTTGCTGAATCGCCGCCTTGGTAGGTCGGAGTTCATGCCGTTTGCCCCGGCGATCCTCGCAGAATGTTCAACCGATATACTTTGTGGGTACGAGAACGGAACGAGAAACGGGCCGTTTATGACTTCCTGCTGGGCAGTCAAGGAAAAATGGAAATCCAAAATTCCCGCTGTCGTCCATCTGGACGGGACAGCAAGGCCGCAAGTTGTTTACCGTACTGATGGACCCAACACATTCTACTACGACATTATCGAGGAGTTCTACAAGTTAACCGGAATTCCGTGCGTGATTAACACCTCATTTAACGCGCATGAAGACCCAATTCTTGCATGGTCCGGAGAAGCTGACTATGCCCTCCGCAACAGAAGAATTGATATTCTAGTGGAAGGGGGAAAGCCATGAAAATCGGCTTTATCTCCACATACAGTAACGCAACCCCTCCCCTTGCATACGGGGGGGAAACCTATTATTGGGGTCTTGCCGACACCCTCGGTAAGATGGGGCACGAAGTTCACTTGTTTGCAGGGCCAGCTTCGGAAACCCCGACAGGAGGACATCTTTATCTGTATCGAGGAACCAAGGACGGTATCATTGACATGACCCATGAAGTGGAAATGGAAAAGGAATATCACGACCTTCTGATGTCGATGGATATCGTTCACGATTGCTCTTTGTCCCATATTCCTGCTGAAAGGTTGCGGAATCTTTACGGAAAGAGGGAAATTGTTAACACGATCAACGGTGTTGTAGCGGGTTGTCCACGTCCCCCGTTCAATATCGTAACGGGATCGAAGTTCTGGCAGAACGAAGCAACAAAAGAGGGTGTAAATTCGGGAATGATTTATTGGGGAGTTGATACGGACTTCTACACTCCACAAGGAGATAGGGAAGATTACTTTCTCTGGCTTGCCCGGTTCCACCCTGACAAGGGAATCGACTTGGCTTTGGACCTTGCTGAATTTTTGGGATTTCCACTTGTCGTCGCAGGGTCTATGCAGTTTCTGGATCACGCTTACCACGGGGCGCGATATCTTGAACGAATCAAAGGAATGGAAAACGTGAAGTTTGTGCAACTTCCCATGGATTCCACTCACCATCTTGCCAAACGAGAACTGTATCGTAAGGCAAAGGCGTTCCTGTTCCCTGTCAACTATCGAGAAGGATTTGGGCTTGTCACAATGGAGGCAATGGCCTGTGGATGCCCGGTCATTACTTCGGACAAGGGAGCCATGCCGGAACTGGTTGACCACGAAAAAACAGGGTTCATTTGCCGGACGAAACAAGACTACAAACAAGCGATAGAAAACACGAGATTTGACCAAATGAGGATGGATTGCCGCAATCATGCCGGAAAGTTCTCTTGGAAGGTTGCGGCAATGGAGTATAATAAGCTTTACGAGAAAGTGAGGGACGGCTATGCTTGGTAAGCAGAAAATCGTTTTGGTCAGTTCCGGGGTGCTTCCAGTCCCTTGTCCTGGGTATGGCGGGCTTGAAATGGTAGTTGCTGATTTAGCGGAAACCCTTGCCAACGGGGGCCACAACGTCTTTGTTGTCGCTCCAACCGGGTCTACAATTGCCGATAAACATCCCAACATTTCCTTGATGGATTGTGGCCCTGTTAACCCCAATGCGCCAGAATGGGAACAACAGGCATTTACAAAATATCGGCCCATGATGGATTCAGTGGACTTCAATGGGGCAATTTGGCATGACCATTCTTGGAGAAAATTTACCTACCTTGCCAAAATGCAGAATCCCAATCTTCACGTCATGTCAACACTCCACGGAATGCTTCCATACCAGAAATCCCCCCCGGTCAACAAACCGTGTATGGCCGGGATTTCAAAAAGTCATGCAGATGAAGTTTCGGCAGGACTTGGGATTCCCATAAGATTTGTCTACAATGGAATCAATTTAGACAACTACAAATTCGCTCCCAAAGAAGGGCGAAACGATCGGTTTCTCTTTCTTGCCAGAATGACGGCATTCAAGGGGGCACACGTATTTATTGATGCCATAAAACAAATAGGAGCAAAAGGAGATTTGGTCGGGGATGACCAGATGGTCGAGGACCAGGAATATGTCATGCGGTTGATGAAGGGTTGCGGGGAATACCCAAATGTCAAATATTGGGGTGGAGTCTCAAGGGAACGGGCCAGCGAATTTTTCAAAACCGCAAAAGCCTATGTTCTTCCATGTTCCCCGAATTGGAGGGAGCCGTTTGGGTTGACTGTCATCGAAGCAATGGCAAGCGGTTGTCCTGTGGTTGCAACACCATCGGGAGCGATTCCCGAACTTCTTGTCAATGGGGAAACCGGGTATCTCTCCCCATCATTACAGGATATTTCGTCGTTCCTAACTGACGAAAAAATCAACGCTATCGACCCTCAAAAGTGTAGGGAACGTGCCGAGCAATTCAGTAGGGATAAGATGTGCGAAGGATACGAAAAACTTTACGAAGAATGTCTTTCTGGAGGCTGGTAACATGGCATTTGACAAGACAATTCAGGGGGAACGTTATTGGGAGTGCGCAATATGCGGAATGACTTATAGGCAGTCCGATACCGTTATCAAGAACGGTATACGGGTATGCAAGGATTGCGCAGATGACGGTGGGGGGAAAAATGCCTGACTCAAACGGGACCCCATTTGCCGACGAACGATCGGCGTACAAGGCTTCGCACAACGATGCGGCGGGAGTGGTGCATCATTGGAAGGTGGACGAATTAAGTGGAAATTATCTTAACCAGATTACCATCAACGGAAATTTGCAGATACCACTGGAACCGGGGGATGAGACGCGAGGTGTAGCAGGAGTCAGGGATTATGGAGTGAGTGTTCCAAATGGCGGGACGTTGGGATCCTCCGACACTACCATAACGAATGACTCCAGATTTCGTGCAGACCCTAATCCATCGAAATTTGTCTGTGATGGCTGGATTTATGCAATTGGAACCGGCGGTACTGGTGTTGAAATGACGGACGGGCTTACATACCTCAACCGGGCTTTTTCCCGCCATTGGGAGTGGGATTGGGGTTTGGTCGGTGACGCCTGGAATACGCCCCTTGCCGACAAACGGCTGGGGATGCAGTTGTATGTAGACTCTGGACAAGTTGTGGATTGCGGAGTAGCTGCGGGATTGGTGGCGGATACGTGGAATCACATCGGGATGGAACGCTATCTCAACGGGGAGGTTGATAGTTGGAGATTTTGGCTGAACGGATCGGTGTTGGGGTCTCCGGTGGCAAACCAGTTAACGTTGAATGGGCGAGGGAATACATATCCCAAATATAGAATGGGGTCGGCAAATTACGATTTGTATTCTCGCCGGGATGAATGGTCTGTCTGGTACGGAATGGATTGGTCCGAGGTCTTTCCAAGCCAGGGTGGACGCAGACATGCCATAGGTAATGGAATTGGTCGCGGCATTGGGAGGGGTATGAGATGAAATCTATCGCGCACAATCACGATTCCTCATAATTCGTTTGCCAATAACCTCGCTATCTCGCAGGGCGACCGCGTTTTTAGCTGGAACAAGTTCCGATAATTTGGAGGGGTTAATATGGAAATACCCCGGCAATACGGTGTTTCGACATTTATCCAATTTCCGTTGATAGGTAGGGCTTCGCAAGACTATTGCGGTTCCGCTATCTATGCGTCCGGAGATGTCCGTCTTATCAAGGATGGGGTGGGAACCGGGTTGTTGAGCGGAACCAGCGGATTCTTTCATATTGAAGGTGGAGAATTTATTTTCTTTCTAGCCGATACTGATATGACATATCGGCAAATTGCGGTCAAAATAGACGACCAAACATCCCCCAAGATTTTCGAGTCACAGACAATTCTTGTTTCCACATATGGTTCTGTTTCCGCTCAACATCAGTTTAACTTCAATTCTCCTACTGTGGGGGTGACCTCTGGGGCACTGGCTATTTCCGGAGCAGTTGTCACTGTTTCAGGCATCTATTTGTCCTTCTCGGGATTTACGTTGAAAAGCGACGTTTCAGGTATGCCAGGTATTTATGCGGCACTTTCCGGGGTTGCTCATTGGTCAGACGTTTCCGGGGTGGCAATGAAAGGTGACGTTTCCGGATTGCCAGGGATATTGACTGCAATAAGTGGAGTGCAAACAGGTGCATCCATCAGCGCAGGTTCTATTTCCGGTGCGTATGTAAACGTTTCCGGGGTCGCTCACTGGACGGACGTTTCCGGGGTCGCCTTGAAGACGGACGTTTCCGGAATGAGCATGATTCCCACAAATATTTCGTCCATTATGGGGAAAACTTCCCCGTTAACATTCACCACTCCCAATTATGTGGACGCAACAGCTTCAATCGTCGGGGGCCAGACAACTATCAACACCCAAGAAACATCTATCACCCAAAGGAAATGACCTATGGCAACTTACGGTCAAACAGCGGTAGGATTCGAGCACAAAATGGGCGTAACGTTGACAAATGTTTCGGGAGCATGGTTGTGCGATAGTAGCGGAATTTACGGAATCAGGGAAACCGTTAGTCAGACGGTACTTGTTCCTGCCAGCACGATTGTCAGCGGTCAGTCCACCGGGATATATTCCTACAACGGCGCGGGCGGGGGAATTTATGCCCTATCCGGCTACAACCCCAATTTGGGGTATGACTACGCCTTTAGAATCATCCAGGCAGCAGGGCCTAAAATAGAGTGGGTAGGGAACTTCCCTGCCGCGTCACCTGGGACAATCAATCTCGGTGATATATTCAATCGAGTGAATTTCTACCTCAAGAAAGAGAACAAGTTTTTCACTTCCGGGGAAATCTTCACTATCATCGGGGAGGATTCTTTCCGTAGAGTTGCGGAAGATGTTGATTTCCCGAAGGCAAACTATTCAAGTTTTCTTTCTTCCGGAGAATGGAAAATCACCATACCAGATGACTTCCTGAAAATTGACCAGAATAAGGATGTAGTCTACAAGAACCAAAATACCACAATAAAACTTGGCAACAAGAAACAAACAAATATCGGTAGAGATCAGATTCTTACTGCAATCCCCGGCACTCCATCCAACTATTTCATGGAATCGGAAAGTGTTATCGGCGTTTATCCCCCCTCGATTTCGGGTTGTATTGTCATTCCGTATATCAAGGTTCCTCAAACACTTGCGGTTGACACAGATACCAACGAATTAACGGAGAAATGTTATCAGGCCGCCGTCTATTGGACTGTCTGGCAATGTATGTTGACGGATTCAGATGAAAGGTCCGCCATTTACGAAAATCTGTATAACGGGGAAATCTCGCGCCTGAAAAGGAGATATGGGGAAATGTTTGAAGAAGATAGCGATCTCGTTCCTCACGAAAGCTACAGATAAAAGAGGAATAATATGGGTGAAACCGTAAAGGTTACGACAAATTTCTCCAAGGGTCTTTCCTTCGCCGCGTCGCACAGAATTGACCCGGAAGAGTGCCAGGTCGCGGAAAACTTCATGTTCGACGACGGGGGGGCTTACGTCAGGGCCGGTTCATTGGTTTACGGAAGTTTACCCTCGCCCGTGGTTGCCTTGCAGAAGTTCTACCTCCACAACGGATCAAGTTACTTTACTGCGTTTGCCGCAACAGGGAGCGGTCCCCGACTTTATTCGTCTTGCATGTCCGGGCAATACACTTCTGTCTCCCACGCAAAAATGCTTTCCGGGGACGTGGATATCGCCATTTACGACAACTACCTTTACTTCGGAAACTTGTCAGGCGATCCCAAACTGTTTACAGGGAGTGCCGTTGAAGAAGTGGGGTTGAGTAGCCCAATATTTAGAAAACAGATATTTGACTTCGGGAATACGGCATTATCGTCGGCTTGGGGTTTAAGTGGATGGGTAACAGAAGGAAGCGGGGTGGTTAGTTCTGAAACAAGAATTGGAAGAGTGGATTTGGGGAGTATGGCAAACATATTTACAGGTACGAGTTGTACATTTTATACCCAATTACGCCATGGTACTAGTGGGCCTAGTGGGCTGTGTTTGTCGGATTTCTATACATCAAGTGGCGGATGTCCATCTGATTTGGATGATTTTTTGCAGATATATGCAGTGGCAGATAACAAAAATAGTTTTTCAAATGTTTCATCGTATACGGGAGGATTGGGGCTACAATTCTATTTAGTTGCCGCTGACCACGTAATAAACAAAATAAGTATGACTTCTTCTTGGGTTGGGACTTCAGGGGACGGGATTGCGACTACATTTACAATCCCTAAACGCGATTTTCTCATTTATGGATCTCAAACTGCGCCACTAAATAGTAGTTTCTGGCAAGGTTGTAACGAGGTAGCAATACAATTTATGTGCTCAAGTGGAGCTGTCGGCGGTTCTTCGCCTATGCCGATTGTCTCGCTCGACAATTTGCGTATGGTGAAATCTCCACCGATTGTTACAGCCGAAT